GTGACAAGGCGCAGATTCGCGCTGCCCTCATGGTCATGGCATCGGGCTGGGCGGCGCAGGCTGACAGCAGTAGGCCTGCCGGTTACCGCAGCACTAGTAGCCACCCTGTTGGGCGCTGCTCCCGCCGAGAAGGCCAGCGAAGCCAGCCGCAGCCACACCAAGCTGCCGAAACCGCAATACGGCAAAGCGGTTGCCTTCGAGGCTAAGCCGCGAAAGAGCAACGATCCCATTCCCGCCGGCGAAGCCAGCACCCGCAAACAGGCCGCTACCAAGCCCGACTGGCCGACGCCGGGCTCAGCGACCGTCGAATTGCGCGCCACGGCGAGCCAGAAGGCGAGGGTGAGCGGCCTGCCAGTCACGCTGGCCCCTCCTGCAAAGCTCAGGTCCGCAGCCAAGGCCAAGACGGAGGCTGCCAGACCATCTGACGCTCCCACTAAGGCAAAGGTCACCGTCCTTGACCGCAAGCTGGCCAAGAAGCTGGGCGTCGAAGGGCTGGTGCTGTCCGTCCAACGCGCCGACGGGGAAACCAGCGCCTCAAACCTGTCCCTGAGCGTCGACTACAGCGGCTTCGCTCACGCCTACGGCGGCGCCTGGGCCTCCCGCCTGCGCGCCATCGAGCTGCCGGTATGCGCGCTGACTTCACCTGACAATCCGCAGTGCCGTACCACCCAGGTATTGCCCACGAGCAACGATGCCGAGAACAGCAGTCTCACCGCCCAGGTCACCACCCGGCAGGCCGCTACCCCGGCTGCAACAACGACGGTAGTGGCGCTCTCAGCAGGCGCGTCCTCAGACCAAGGCAGCTACCAAGCCACCTCCTTGTCAGCGTCCTCCACCTGGGCCGGCGGCGGTTCCAACGGCGACTTCACATGGACGTATCCCATGGACGCCGTACCCGCCCCGGCCGGCACGGCCCCGACGGTAACGCTGGGATACTCCGCGCAAAGCATCGACGGCCGCACTTCCTCTACCTCCGCTCAAACCTCATGGGTAGGCGAGGGTTTTGACGTGCCGACGTCATACATAGAGCGCTCCTACGCTTCCTGCGACGACGACGGACAGGACGACAAGGCTGACTTGTGCTGGAAGGAGCAGAACGCTTCTGTCGTGCTCAACGGCAAGTCCAGCCCGCTGATCAAGGACGCCAACGGCTGGCATATGAAGAACGACGACGGCGAAAAGGTCACCCTCGCAACTGGTGCGGTCAACGGCGACGAAGGCGACGACAGCGACAAGGGTGAATACTGGACCGTCACTGCTACCGACGGCACCCAGTACGTCTTCGGCAGGAACCGTCTCCCAGGCTGGTCCAACAACGGCACCGCTGCGGACGATCCGGTAACCAACTCCACATGGGTTGTGCCCGTGTTCGGCGATGACCCGGGAGAGCCCGGTTACTCGAGCAGCACCGGCTTCGCCGGCCGTGCCAAGCTGCAGGCTTGGCGCTGGAACCTCGACTATGTGGTTGATCCGCATGGGAACGTCACCAGCTACTGGTACTCGAAGGAAGGCAACTACTACGCCAAGAATGAATCCACCGGCAATGGCACCTACTATCACCGCGGTGGCTGGCTCAAGCGCATTGATTACGGGCAACGGTCCAATACCATCTTCAGTAAGCCGGCGGCGGCCCGGGTGTTGTTTGACGTCGCTGAGCGGTGCATACCTGTCACGGGTGGAGAAACCTGCAAATCGCTAACTGAGTCGAACAAGGCGGCTTGGCCGGATGTACCGTTCGACCAAATTTGCGCAGCCAATACTGCCTGCACTGACCGTACTGCACCCACGTTCTTCAGTCGCAAGCGGCTGGCCGACGTCACCACTCAGGTCTACAAGGGCACCGGCGCCGGAGCCGACAGCGACTACCGTGACGTTAACACCTGGCATTTGGAACACTCCTTCCCCGACCCGGGCGACGGCTCCGCACCAGGTCTGTGGCTGAAGAGCATCCAGCAGACCGGCAAGAGTGAGGAAGGCGCTGCGCCGATCACCTTGCCGGCGGTGTCATTCGAGGGTATTCAACTGGACAACCGCGTCGACAAGACCGGCGATGACGTCGTGCCCTACATCAAATGGCGGGTCCGGAAGATCATTTCCGAGACCGGCTCGGTGCTGACCGTCAACTACTCCGACCCAGAGTGCGTAGCGGACACAAACTTGCCCACTGCACTCGACAAGAATTCCAAGCGCTGTTACCCGGTTAAATGGATCCCGCCGACGAACCCCACTGGCGGAGAGGATCCCAAGCCGCGTACTGACTTCTTCCACAAATACGTCGTCACTCAGGTTAGTGAATCAGATCCGACCGGCGGCGCACCGTTGAAGGAAACTCACTACAGCTACACAGGGGGCGGCGCTTGGGCCTATGACGACGAGTCTCCCATCACTCCTGCCAAGTACCGCACCTGGAACATTTGGCGCGGGTACAACACAGTCACCACCATCGTCGGTGAAGCCTCCGCCACCCGCTTGAAGAGCACAGCGCTGTACTACCGCGGCATGCACGGAGACAAACAGGCCAGCGGCACCCGTACAGAGACGGTCACCGACTCCCAGGGCGTGTCCCAGACCGACTCCGAGCAACTGGCGGGCCAGCTCCGCGAACAGATCACCTACAACGGCACGTCGGGGCAGGAAGTCACTGCCACGATCGTCACGCCATGGTCGTTGCAAACATCCAGCGACAGCCACTCTTATGGAACCGTCCGCGGTCACATTGTCCGCACAGGCACAGAGGTCACCCGCACCCGCCTGAACGGCGGCGGCACCATCACATCAACTACGACCAACACTTACGACGCGACGAGCGGCATGCCGCTGACCGTTGAAAAAAGCGCCGCAGGGTCAAAGGAGTGCACCCGCACCTGGTACGCCGCCAACGAAACCAAGTGGATGCTGACCTACCCCAAGCGGGTGGAGAAAGTGTCCGCTGGCTGCTCGGCGACCACCAACCGCACCAACGACCCGGAGACTACCGACCTCATCTCCGAAACGCGCCTCTCCTACGATGACCAGGCATACGCGGCAGCACCAGTCGTAGGTGACGTCACCCGCACGGAGCGCCTCACGGCTTACAACACTGACGGCTCCGGCCGCTACCAAACCGTCACTACGGCCGCCTACGACGCACTGGGCCGCCCGACAGCCACCTGGAACGCCAAGGGCGTCCGAACCAAGCACATCGCCTATACCCCGGCCGCCGGCGGTCCCGTCACCCAGACGATGACCACCAACGCTCTCGGCCACACGGCAACTGCTGAGCACGCCCCGGACTGGGGAGTGGATACCTCCCGAACGGACGCCAACGGTAACCGGACCGAACTCGCCTACGACGCCCTGGGGCGCCTGACGGACGTGTGGCTGGCCGACCGCGACCGCGCCGCAGGTAAAACCCCGACCCACAAGTTCGAGTACAAGGTGCAATCCGGCGCCGCCTCCTGGGTGGCGACCAAGTCACTGAACAACGATGGCAGCACCTATCTAACTCAGTACGCCATCTACGACGCGCTGCTGCGTCCTCGGCAGGTTCAGGTACCCGCTGCCGCTGGGACCGGCCGGGTTATCTCCGAAACCAAGTACGACACCCGCGGGCTCGCAACGGAAACCGCCGCACAGTACATCGATACCAAAACACCCAACGGCGCACTCGCCACTCTGATCACAGCCGCACCTGCCGGCACCGAGACAACCTTCGACGGCGCGGGACGCGCCACAGTGCAGAAGATCCTCGTCAACGGTCAGGAACATTCACGCACGACCACCATCTACGACGGCACCACAAGCACTGTCCTTCCGCCCGCTGGGGCCGCGGCGGTTCGTGAGGAGTACGACGCCCGCGGCCGCCTGGTTGAGAAGCGTGAGTACAACGGCAACACAGTCACGACCGATTACACCGGATTCACTTACACCTACGACCATGCCGACCGACTGAAAACGGCAAAGGACAGCGACGGCAACACCTGGTCCCTCGGTTACGACTTCCTCGGCCGGCAGACGCGCGCCTCGGACCCAGACGCCGGCAGCTCGACCATGGAGTACAACGACCTCGACCAGACTGTCGCAGCAACAGACGCCCGCAACAGGACTGTCGGCTACACCTACGACAACCTCGGCAGGCAGACCGCCCGCGTCGATGGACCAGTCCCCCTCGTCGGTGGGGTGCCCACACCTGATGACGCCAAGATCCTGGCCCGCTGGTCCTACGACACCATCGCCAAGGGCCAGCTCACCTCCAGCATCCGCTACGTCGGCGGCAAGACCGGCGACGTCTACGCCCTCACCAACGCCGAATACGACGAACTTAACAGGGTGCTGAAAGAGCAGTACACGATCAGCAGCAAGGAAGGAGCCCTTGCCGGCACGGGCTCCTACACCATCAGGAACGCCTACAACCTCGACGGCACGCTGCAAAAGCGCACCATCCCTGCGATGGGTGGACTCGCTGCCGAGACCCTCACCTACGGTTACACCCACACTCGGCTCCCGGACACCCTCCAGGGCCTGACTGGCATCGTGCAGAACACCGACTACCTCCCCGCCGGCGAGCACATCCGCACCACCCTCGGCGTCTCCTCATCCGCCAACTGGACAGATATCAGCTACGAGTATGAGGACGGCATACAGCGCCTGGCGCGTCAGACCGTCAAGTCCGAAACTCACACAGGCACTGACGCCGACATCTACTACCGCTACGACAAAGCCGGAAATCCGACCGAGATCGACGACCGCTCCACCACCCCCGGCGACAAACAGTGCTTCGCCTACGACGGCCACCGTCGCCTGAAGACTGCCTGGACCGCAACCACCGACTGCGCCTCAACTCCCAGAGCCGAGGCCGTCGGCGGCCGCGCCCCGTACTGGCAGAGCTTCACCTACGACTCCGCCGGAAACCGCAAGACTGCCACCGACCACCTCGTAAGCGGAGGCTCGTCCACCACTAACTACACCTACAAGACCACCGGTCAGACCCGCCCGCACGCCCTGGCCAACACCGTCACCAGCCTGGCATCCGGCAGTCAAACCACCGACAGCTACACCTACTGGGAAAACGGAGCCACCAAAACCCGCAACCTCAACGGCACCACCCAGACCTTCGACTGGGATGTCGAAGGCGAGCTCGCAAAGGTCACCGAAGCCAGCGGCGAAACCACTACCTTCCTCAACGACGGCGACGGCAACCGGCTCATCCGTCGGGATGTCACCGGCACCACGCTGTATCTCGGCGAATCGGAACTCCGCCTCGACAAGGGCAGCGGCAACGTCACCGCCACCCGCTACTACACCCACGCGGGCAAGACCGTGGCGATGCGCACCGCCAGCAATCTGACGTGGCTGTCCACTGACCACCATGGCACCGCCGACCTTCAGATCGACGCCACCTCCCAGGCCCTTACCCGCCGTGCAACCAAGCCCTTCGGCGAGGACCGTGGCGCACAGAAGCCCTCCACCTGGCGTGGCGAGAAGGGCTTCGTCGGGGGCATCGAAGACCCAACCGGCCTGACCCACCTGGGGGCCCGGGAATACGACACAAAGACCGGACGGTTCATCAGCGTCGACCCCATCGGTGACCTCAAAGACCCCCAACAGATCAACGGCTACGCCTACAGCAACAACAACCCCATCACCTTCTCCGACCCCACCGGGCTCATCCTCGCCTGCGGGAGTGGAGGAGACCCCGGATGCCCCAGCGGTCCTAAGGGGCCGCCCGTCAATGCAGGTTCCTCAGGAGGGGGGAATTCCTCATCCGGAGGAACAACCAGCAGCGCAGGCACGGCAAACTGGAATCAAATGGGCCAGGACCCCACCACTGGTGCGGCAACATGCACTCAGTGGAGTTCGGGAAAGGGTTGGCAGATACCGTGCGGCCAGTCGGGAGGGTTTGATGCCCGGGCGCGCGGAGGCTGGAAAGAGTCCGGCGCCGGGGCCATCCGCTGGATAGCAGTTGCGATTGATGAAGCGCCCAATGTCAGTCCATGGTGCTGGATCGAAGACTGTTCCATAGGTGCGGCGGACGCGTGGGACGAATTCATCAGCAGTAAGGGCGTCGACACGGACTCCAGGGCCTACAGTGACGCCCAAACGGCGCTCGATATCGCTACCGTGGTTAACGTGGCGGGTGCGTCAAAACACCTCCTCAAGGCTCTGCGTAAGAAGAAGAATGACGCCCCAGCCTTGCCCCCTGGTTGCAAATGCTTCCTTGCTGGCACCCTCGTCCTCATGGCGGACGGGACGGCGAAAAAGATCGAGGAAATTGATCTTGGCGACAAGGTGCTGGCTTCCGACCCCGAGTCAGGTGAGCAGGGTTCGCGCGAGGTAACTAGCCTGATCGTCACCCAAGACGACAAGCGCTTCAACGAACTGTCTATTGCTACTGAGAGTGGAATCGAGAAGCTCACCGCGACTCATGAACACCCCTTCTGGTCTCCGTCCGAGGGTGATTGGATCGGAGCCCGCGACCTCAAGCGTGGAACGACCCTGCTGACAGATGACGGTCAAACCGTCATCGTGACTGGCAACCGGTCCTATAGCGAGAGTGCGACCACGTACAACCTCACCGTCGACGACCTGCACACGTACTATGTGCTGGCGGGCGAGACTCCGGTCCTCGTTCACAATGCAAACTGCGGTCCGGGAACCAAGTTTGACGTGCCGACCGAGCCGGGCGTGTACTCGATCCATCTCAAGGACGGGACAACCTATGTCGGAAGCTCCACGACAAGCATTCGGGAACGAGTGAACAAGTCGATGCGTTCCAAGCATGCGGTTCGGAAGGCTGGATACACAGCGGACGACATAGCCAACGTCACCTATTTCACTCTGCCTAGAGGAACGAGCAAGACGGCGATCCGTCGGATGGAGCAGACTATGATGGAAGGCGTGAAGGCCAGAGGGGGAACTCTGCTTAATCGAAGAGACCCTGAAATCGGCGTACCAATAGGCGGCTATTTGCCGTAGCACTCGACTGGAGTCTGTGATGGGAACCTGGGGACCGGGTCCGTTTGATAGCGACACTGCGGAAGACTACCTGGACGAGCTGGAGGAGCAGCCTGCGTCCGGGCGGCTCGCAGCCGTCACGACAACATTCCGCGCAACATCCGAAGGCGGTACTTCCGAAGTTCTTCCAGAAGAGGTAATGGCGGCCGCTGCGGTCGTTGCAGCCAACCTTCCGGCCGGCGCTTCCCTGGAATGGAGTGAGGATTACTCGGGAGTTACTGATTGGCTACCAAAGCCAATCGATTCGTCCCTCGCTTCTTCTGCGATGCAGGCACTGGAAAGCGTCTTCTCGGAGAATGAATCATTCTGGCGGAGTTGGGTGAATGAGGAAGAAAGAGAAGAGGCGCGAGCAGAGTTGGATCGAGTGAAGGCGCTGTTGCGATCCGCCCACAGCGATGGGTCGCGATAGGTCTCGGTCCCCAACGGACCAGGCAGGTGAATTCACGTTCGCGCATTCCGGCGGCAAGGGTTGTCCGGTTTGACTGGATCGCTCCGCGCTGACGGCAGTAGTTGAAACGGCAACGGCGGCGAACACCAGGGGTGTTCGCCGCCGTTGCCGTGCGCCCGTGCGCGGGGCCAGGGGTGGTTGAGGGCGTCGCCGAGGGCGGTCATGGCTTCGCGTTGGAGGCGGAGGCGTACGTGGGCGTAGACGCTGGCAGTGACGCCGATGTGGGCGTGGCCGAGGACTCCCTTGATCACGACGAGTTCGACGCCCTGCTCCAGGAGCAGGGTGGCGGGAGTGGCGGAGGTCGTGAAAGCGGATGCGGCGGAGGCCAGCACTGCGGAGGAGTGTGAGGAAGGCGCGAGTGAGGTTGGTGGGGTCGATCGCACTGCCCTGCGCAGTGGTGAACACGTGCCCGCTGTCCTGCCACGCCGTGCCTGCGGCCTCGCGTTCGCGCTGCTGCTGTTCGCGGTGGAGCTTCAGCGACTGGACGCAGCGGGCGGGGAGGGCGATGCGGCGCTCGGAGGCGCGCGTCTTGGTGGGCAGCCTGGTGAGACCGCCGGCATTGGTGCGCTGACGAGCGCTGACGGCACCGACAGCGGATGATGGCTGGGGTGGGCGGGTTTTCGAGGCCCTCGTCAGTCCGGTGGTTAGCGCGGGACGTTACGCGTGCCACCAGTGCGGATAGGATCACTCTCTAACGCCGCTGGTTTTGGGCCGGGCTCCTGCGATTGACTCAGGAGTCCAGGCATGGCCGACCCGATCGAGCTGCCCATTAGTGTCACTGCACTCGACGACGACCGACTTTCCGAGATCCTCGATGGTGCCCGTGGTGAGTTCGCCCAACTGTCCGCGCAGGACACCATCACGGACGACAGTCTGGCCCGTATGCGCGCCCTCGCCGCCACCGTGGACAGCATCCGCAGCGAGCAGGCGGCCCGCGTTGAGGCCGCGCAGCAGGCGGCGGCCGAGATCGAGACTCTTGCGGCGCAGATCCGCGGCGACGACGGTGCCTCTGCCGAACCGGAGGCGGCAGAGCTCACAGAGGAGACGCCGCAGGAGACCGCGTCCGCCGACCCCGCCCCGGCGACGGTTGAGCAGCCTGCGGCCGCTCCGGAGGCGGAGCGGCCGCAGGCTGGGTCCGTGACGCTGTCCCGGCCGGCCCTCAACCTGGGTGCGGTGCGGCGCGCGCAGCCGCGCGTGCTGCCCGAGCCGCCGGCGCCGACCACGCGCATCACCGCGGCGGTCGACGTGCCCGGGTACACGCCCGGCGCGAACCTCGACTTCGAAGACGTGGTGCGCGGCGTCAACAGCCGGGCGACGGCTCTTAAGACGGCGGGGGGCGGTGTCGGGCAGGTCATCTCGTACCGGCACCCGTACCCGAAGGACACGATCGTCACCGACTCCTCGAGCGCCCCCGAGGGGACGACGGTGGCGATGGCGGCGTCGGCGCAGTCGCGGCTCCCGCAGGGCGACCTCGTCGCGTCGGGCGGCTGGTGCGCCCCCTCCGAGACGCTGTACGAGCTGACCGGCGTGTCCTGCCCGGACATGCTGTGGGACGCCCCGGAGATCCAGCTCGCGCGCGGCGGCCTCCGCTACTACATGCCGCTGTCGCTGGACGTGTCGGCGATGACGTGGGTGCACACCGAGGCCGACGACATCGCCGGGAACGAGAAGCCTTGCTACAGGATTCCGTGCCCGGACCCGGTCGAGGTGCGGTGTGATGCCATCGGCGTGTGCCTGGAAGCGGGCATCCTGACGCAGAGGCACTTCCCGGAGCTGATCTCCTGGTACCTCCAGAATGCGATGGTGGCGCACGAGATCCGCATCAGGCAGGAGCTGTTCACGCAGGCCCTGGCGACGGCGACGCCGGTCACGATGCCGCAGACGATGGGTGCCCTGTCGGCGGTGTTCGCGGCGGTGGCGCTCCAGGCGGCCGACATGATCGAGCGGCACAGCCTGTGCGAGACGACGTCCCTCGAGGTCGTCTTCCCGTGGTGGTCGCGGAACCTCTTCCTCGCGGATTTGGCCCGCAGAAACGGCGTCGGTGTCGACGAGGTGACCGTCGCGGACGTGCAGGCCCTGTTCACGCCGCTCGGGGTGCGGATCCAGTGGGCGCGAAACCTGGCCCCGGCCGTCCCGAACGACATCGGTGCGCTCACGCCGGCGACGGAGTGGCCCGAGACGATCAACTTTTTGATCTACCCGGCGGGCGGGCTGGTCATCGGACGTGGCGAGGAGATCAACCTCGGCGTGATCCACGACAGTTCGAAGTTCGTCACCAACGACTACACGGCCCTTTTTGCGGAGGAATGTGTCGCTTTGGTCGATCGTTCGGTGGACACCCGCGTCGTGACCGTGCCCGTCTGCCCGACCGGCGAGACCGGCGCGCAGACCCTCATCGCCTGCGGCAGCGGCGACGCCTCCTGACCGGCATCAACTCGCCTGCGGCCGGGCCCCTTGACGTGAGCTGGGGCCCGGCCGCGACCCACACCCGACACCTGGAGGCTGCGCGATGCCGGCTGGGCTCCGCACGAACGTAGAGGCGATCCGGGGCACGCCACTGCCGCACGGCATCCTCGGCTCCTCGTGCACCGAGATCATCGACGTCACCGAAGACCGTATCCACGAGCTGAACGGCGTCGACTGGCTGGCGCTCGGCTGCTGCCCGGCCCGCGACTGGGCCGACCCGTGCGAGGACGACAGCCCGGGTGAGACCCCTCCGGAGAAGGAGTTCTGCCGCCCGGACGCGGAGCACGCCCGCCCGATCACCGTGTACGCGGGGGCGGAGTGCTCCGCGCTGGGCTTCTCCTACGAGGAGGCCCGCGAGCAGGCTCTCGCGTCGCTGGCGCTGGGCGAGCAGCACGCCGTGGAGGCCGGGTTCATGCGGACCCGGCTCAGCATGGACGCCGAGGACCTCACCCCGTCCGAGGGCCCGCTGTCGATCGCGCAGGGCGTTGCCGCGCTGGAGGGCTGTCTCGCCGAGTCGTACGGCGGTGTCGGGCTGCTGCACGTCCCGGCCGGTGCTGCCGCGCTCCTCGGCTGCTGCAACGTGCTCCGCGAGGACCCTGCGACGGGCGGTCTGCGGACCCTCGCCGGGAACTGCGCGGTCATCGGCGCCGGCTACTCGTATCTGAACATCGGGCCGGGCGGGCAGCCCGCCGAACCGGGCACCGCCTGGCTGTACATCACCGGGCCGCTCGTCATCCGCCGCGGCCCGATCGACGTCGTTCCCGACCGGTCCCGGGCCGCCGCATCCGTCAACCCGCGCACCAACGACCGCAAGGTGCTCGCCGAGCGCACCTATGTGGTCGGCACGACCTGCACGGCGTGCGCGGTGAAAGTGAGGGTCTGCGAGTGAGTGACAAGATCCACGTCCGGCCCGCCAGCGAGCGCAGGCGCGACTTCGCCCGCTGGGCCACCGGCTACACGGTGAAGCTGCGCACCGTTGGCCCCGACACGTTCGCTGTGCCGCCGCATCTGTTCGGCGACGTGCCTGAGGAGCTGCTGGTCGGCGCGATCGTCGACGGGCGCCGCTACCGGTCCCCGCTGGAGGACGAGGCCACCGGCACCCCTGCACCCGGCCAGGTGGAGGAGCGTGTCGGCGTGCCGGGGGAGCCGCTGCCGCCGGTCCCCGCCTCTGCGTACCCGGCAGACGCGGTCCCCGTGCCGCCACTCCCGGACGTCGAACCGGCGGCGCCCGTCGCCGAGGTAACCGTCGAGTCTGCCTCGGAGCAGCACGACGACCAGGCCGACGACGACCAGGCGGACGGGTTCCCGTGCGGTGAGTGCCCGCGCGTGTTCGGCACCGAACGCGGCCGGGACACCCACCGCCGTCAGGCGCACAAGGAGGGCTGACCGGTGCCCGTCGAACCGATCCCGTGCACCCCAGGCGGCGGGGAGGGCGGTGAGCCCGGCCCGTCGTGCTGCGCGCCGTCCATCGCCTCAACCCCGCTGTGCCTGGAAGACGGCAGCACGATCCTGCTGGTGCTGCGGTCGGCGTGCACCTGCGACGGTGCACCGCCCGCCCCGCCCGAGGTGGCGGGATGGCTCGACCCGGCCACCGGAGCGTTCACCGAAGGGCAGGCCCCCGCGGGCGCCGGGCCGTGCACCAGCGACGACTGCGCCTCGGTGTCCCTGCTGCGGCTGTGCGACCAAACCCCCGACGGGGAGTGTGTGCCGTTCCTGCGGCACCTCGTCCACGACTGCCAGGGCACGGTCACCGCGAGCACGGACACGCTGCTCGACGGCACCACCCCGTACACGCCCGTCGGGGAGGTCGGGGACTGCGACGACTGCCCGTGCGAGCCGCAGACGAAGGTGCTGCCGCTGTGCGACTACCTCGGGCCCGGCCCGGAGCCCGTCGTGCAGTTCCTGCGGCACATCACCTACGACTGCGACACGGGCGCCGTGCTCGAGCAGTCCGACACCCTGCTGGACACGGTCACCCCGTACGAGCCGGTCGGGGAGGTCGGCGAGTGCGGGCAGTGCCGTCCCACCCCGATGTGCCCGCAACTCCTGGGCCTGTCCGGTCCGGAGACGTGGGCGCTGCCCGAACGGGTGGAGTCCCTCGCCATCACCGTGGCGTGCGGGCCCGTCACCATCACCGACTGCGCCGGGAACGCGACGCAGGTCAACGAGTGCGGTGCGGCCTTCTCCTGGTCGGCGCCGCCCGTCGACTGCCAGCCCGGCCGGCTCTGCACCCCGTTCACGGTCGACGTGCCGGAAGGGTCCGCCGTCTACCTGAACCTCCTCGCCCCTTGCGACCTGGGAGACGTCTCGTGAGCTGTGACTGCTGCCCGCCGGTGATCATCGGCACCTCGGGGCCCGGCCAGGAAGGGCCCGCGGGTCCGCAGGGACCAGCCGGCCCGCCCGGCGAGCCCGGGCCCGGCGTGTGCGTGTCCGCCGATCCGGGCAACGCCTTGCAGATCGGCACGGACGGCTGCATGTACGTCGCCGAGTCGGATGCTGGTGCTGAGGGCCCGCCCGGACCGCAGGGGCCTGCCGGACCGGAAGGCCCGCAGGGCCCGCCTGGCGAGCCCGGACCCGAGGGACCGGCAGGCCCGGAGGGGCCGCAGGGCCCCCAGGGCGAGCCCGGACCCGAAGGCCCGCAGGGACCCGCTGGCGAGCAGGGTCCGGCCGGCGAGCAGGGACCGCAGGGCGAACCAGGGCCCGAGGGACCACAGGGACTCGCTGGCGAGCAGGGACCGCAGGGCGAACCCGGCCCGGAAGGTCCGCAGGGACCCGCTGGCGAGCAGGGACCGCAGGGCGAACCCGGACCCGAGGGACCAGCAGGTCCGGAGGGACCGCAGGGCCCGCCCGGTGAGGACGCCTGCATCAGCACCGACGACGGCAACCAGCTCGTCGAGGGCTCCGACGGCTGCCTGTTCGTGCCCGAGCCGCAGTTCCGCATCGAGCAGACCGCCGAGATGATCGTCTACGAGGAAGACGGCACGTTCGACGTCGCCGCCTACCCGGACGCCCAGTACATCCGCGTGCGGATGGTCGGCGGCGGCGGTGGCTCCAGCGGCGCCGCAGCCATCACCGTCGGCGAGCAGGTCAGTGTCGGCACGGCGGGCGCGGCAGGCTCGTACGTGGAGTCCGTCTTCAACGTGAGCGAGCTGCCCGCCGGCCCGATCCCCGTGTGGGTCGGCAAGGGCGGTGCGGGCGGGCAGGGCGCGGCCCCCGGCGAGACGCCCACCGCTGGCGCAAACGGCACGTGGTCGAACTTCGGCGGCGGGCAGACCACGCCCGACTTCGGTCTGGCGACCGCCATGTGGGGGCAGGGCGGCGGCGCGTCCGACGAGATGGGCCCCAACACCGACTGGGCCTACGCGAACGGGTCCCCGCCGTACGACCACGGCCTGCCGTTCAAATCGCGCGGCCAGCTCACCGTGTGGGGCGGCGCCGGCGAACCGTCGTGGGCGCTCGGCCATGACGTCATCGGCGAGGGGGAGACCCTCGCGGTCGGCGGCGCGGGCGGCTCCAACCTGCTCTCCGGGCGGATCTCGGGCTCCTACTACATCCAGCACCCGGACCGCGGCGGCCGCTCCTTCTACGGGTCGACGAGCACCGGGAACGTCCCGTACGGGGCGGGCGGTGTGGCCCCGGTCGGCGCCTTCGACCGGCCCAACGGGCAGGAAGGCAAGCCCGGCGCTGACGGCGTCGTCATCGTCGAGGTCTACTCCGGGCGGATCGTGAGGGCCTGATGAGCCCCGCCAGCGCGCCCGTCCTGCTCACCGTCACCGCCGCGTGAGCGGCCATCTGCAAGGGAGTCCCATAGTGCCCAGTGGCGGGAACTTCAGCTCGTGCAACTGCGGTCCGGACGCGGCGGCGTGTGAGTCGCCGACGCAGCCGGTCGCCACGGTCGGCCTGTGCCTCGCCGACGGCACCCCGATCGCCGTCACCGTCGTCCGTGACTGCGCGGGCACGGTCACCTCGGAAGGGTGGATCGACCTCACCAGCGGGACGTGGAACGCCGGTTCGCCGCCTGCCGGGACGATCGCCTGCGGCGACAGCAGGTCCATCCAGGTGTCCGGCACGTTCTGCGACGTCGACCCGATGGGCGGCGTCCTCGGCCTGGTCCTCATCGAGTACAGCTACGCGGCCGACGGCAGCATCGCCGCGGTGCGCCTCGTCGACGCGGTCACCGGCGAGACTTACACCCCGCTGGGCGAGGTGACGACGTGCCCCGCCGGCGTGGACGCACCGGAGCGGGACCTGGTGCAGTTGTGTGACACCGCCGAGGACGGCACCGTCACGAGCTTCGTGCGGGACTACCAGCGCGACTCGGTCGGCCAGATCACCGGCCACGCCGACTACGACCTGGGCGGCGCGCCGTACACGCCGACGGGCACCGTGGACGTGTGCCAGGACTGCCCGACCTCGTACGCCTCCGAGTGCTGGCAGCAGGTCGCCGCGCAGGTGTCGTACGACAACACCGCCGGCGGGCCGTGCGGCAGCATCTCGCCCGGCTCGATGCCGCAGTGCGCGGGCACCTGGGTCATGACCTCGTGGATCATCGACGGTGTCGAGCGCGTCCCGAGCCCGGTCACGTTCACCGCGAACGGCTGCGGCGGCAACCCCGGCCAGTTCCACGCGGAATGGGCGGCGACGCTCGCCACGATCGACCCGACGTCGTCGTGGGAGGCCGCCTACAACGAGACCTGCCTGTGGTACATCCGCACGACCGGCGTCGACCCGAACAAGGTGTACGGCGACATGGTGATGTACCGCACCGTCGCCGCCGACCAGGTGTTCACGCTGGGCCCGTCGTCGTCCCGCTCGGACGCGACGTTTACGAAGGTGCTGCGGCAGGAGTGCGACGGGTCGACGTCCGCCACGTGGCTCGACGAGGACGGCCAGGAGCTCGCGGAGCCGCCCACCGGGGACCTCACCCCCTGCGACGGCGCGCAGACCGAGGAGTGCGCCTCGTCGGTGACCGTGCTGCGGCTGTGCGACCTCGACCCGGACGTCCCGCCGAACAGCGATGGCAAGCGGTGCGCGAAGCCGTTCCTGCGGCACCTCGTCTACGACTGCTCGGGCGCCCTGACCGAGACCCGCGACACGACCCCGGACGGCGTCACCCCGTACACGCCGGTGCAGGTCGTCGACTGCGGCAGCGGTGGCCTCCCGGCGATGGTCGAGGTGCCGTGGGAAGTCGTCAACATCGAGCCCGACCCCGCGAGTCCGGCCGGCCGCGGCCTCGTGTTCACCCTGTCGCCGATCGACGACCCGTCCATCGTCGGCACGGTCACGGTCACCACCAGCAGCAGCTACGGCACGTCGTCGTGCCCGGCGGAGCCACCGCAGTACGCCTACCGCAACCCCACCACCTACACGTTCACCCCCGACCAGGCCCTCCGGGACGCGGCCACATACGTGCGCTGCGACCTGATCGACTTCGACACCTTCGAGCCGATCACCGGCCTGTCCCCGCTGCCGGACCGGTTCGGCGGCACCGCGTACCTGGACGGCACCACGGTCCGGCCGACCGGAAACGACGGCACCGGGGAGATGTACTACGACGGCCCACCGGCTACGTGGACGTACCGGGTGGGCAACACGGGCGGCGGCAACTCCTGCTCCATGCTGTCCTTCGCGGCGGTGTCACTGCGCGCCGAGGGCTGCTGCTCCGACTGCGGCGGCAGCGGCGGCGGCGACGGCAGCGGGCGCACCGTGCAGGAGGTGTGCGTCATCGCCAACGCGGCCCCGCAGGACGTCATGCGGTGGACGCGGGTGATCGAGAACGATGGCGCCACGATCTACTACCTGGACGAGAGCGGCGCCCGCTACGACAGCACGCTCCCGGCCGGGCACCAGATCGTCGTATGCCCGGCGGAGGAGCCCGAGCCGTGCCGGGAATCCGACACCGTCCTGCTGTGCGACCTTCCGGCCGGTGACGGCAGCGGCGAGCCGACCGCCACCGACGTCAGTGCCGCGCCGTACCCGTGGGACGCCGACCAGATCCGGTGTGTCAACGAGCACCCCGGCGGGGGCGGCGCCCTGTGGACGGGCGGCTCCGTCACGATCCCCGCGCGGGTCAGCGGCGCGCTGAGCTGCACCCCGAACCAGTACCTGGCCGGTGTGGCTGCCACCCTCCAGGCGGACCGGCCGGCGTGCGACGACGGCACCGTCGACATCACCGTCAGCCTGACCGCCCGGAACGACGGCCCGAGCGCGGCAGCCGCCAACTACGCGGGCAGCCTGCGTCTTCACCGCACGGACACCGGGGAGCGCCTCACGGACACCGGGAACGTCCTCAACGGGACACCGGCAGGGGTGACCCGGAACCTGACGGTGACCGCGACGGGGGTGCCCGCCGAGCTGCTGGAGTCCGGGCAGATCGTCGCCGTGGTGGACGTCGAGTCGTGGGACCAGACCAACACCGCGGGCTCAGCGTGGACACTGTCTAATTTCGTGGCGTCCCACCAGTTCGCGCAGCACGGGTGCGAGACCCAGTTCCTCCGCCGGTACGTCACGGACTGCCAGACCGGCGAGACCGTCGCCGTGGTGGACACCACGCTCGATGGGGTGCCGTACGAGGTGACCGGCGACGTCGGCCAGTGCGAGCCCGCCGGCGGTGGCGAGGACACCCAGCCGTGCCAGCACTGCGAGACGCTCACCCTGTGCGACGTGCAGCCCGCCGAGCCCGGTGCCCCTGACGTCGAGTTCGAGGCGATCCCGCTCGCCGACCTCGGCCCGGCCGGCTCGTACGGCGACGGCAGCCCGGTCACGGGCACCCTCTCCAACGGAGTCGGCTACAGCGTCAACGTCGGCGAGTGGGGCGAGGCTCAGGCGCACTACACGTTCTATCCGGGAGACAACCCGCAGACGTGGTCCTTTGACCGGCCGGTGTTCGTGCGGTTCGGTCTGCGTGGCCTGAACGTCAACCCGCAGGAGTGCTACCAGGTACCCGACGGCGCCGTGGTGGAGTCCATCAACCCCAACCACACGTGGGACGAGGACACGCGGCTGCTGTGCGAGATCGTCGGCCAGTCGAGCGCGGCGGACGAGTCGGTGTTCGTGATCGGCCCGGTGACGGAGCTGCCGCTCACCGCGGTCGGCAGTGCTACCGGCGGGCGCGGGCCCGGGCTGATCGCGGTGGGGCTGCCCGGCGAGACGCTGGAGCCCGGCGAGTCGGTCCCCTTCCTGCGCACGATCTGCCGGGACTGCGATGGGCAGATCGTGTCCGTCAGGGACACCGCCCTGGACGGGGATACGCCGTACGCGCCGACCGGCACCGTCACCACCTGCGCAGGCGGCGGCGGGAACGGTGGCGGGGACGGAGAGCCGCAGGAGCCCGCCCCGTCCGTCGACGTGGTGCAGCTGTGCGACCTCGTCGACGAGGAGGACCCGGTGCCGTTCCTGCGGCACCTGGTGTACGCACCGGGCGCGACGGCGCCGACGGTCACGGACACCCTGCTGGACGGGGTCACCCCGTACGAGGTGACCGGCACGGCCGGCGTGTGCCCCGCCGAGCAGCCGCCGTGCGAGGCGCAGTCGGTGCTCACCGAGTGCCGGTGGGACGACACCGATGGGGACGGCATCGCCGACACCGCGTACGTCGAGCTGATCGGCGTCGCCTGCGACGGCTCCCTGTCGAGCCTCGGCACGTACAGCGAGGACCTGGCGCAGCCGTACACGCCGGTCTCCCCGGTCGACCCGGAGGAGGACCCGCAGGACGCGCCGAAGGCGACGTTCGTGCAGGCGCACCGGGTCGAGCTGGCGGCCGGTGCGTCCTGGGATGCGGGATTGGTGGTGCTGCTCCAGTCGGTCACCGCGACCGCGCACGGCGGGAACGGGCAGATCACCACCGCTGACGGCCCGTCGACGCTGTACGACGGGGAGTCGGTGTCGTGGTCGGTGAGCCGCGACGACGACACGGCGCTGACCGGGCCGCTGACGATCACCGCCGGGCCCGGCACCGTCACCGTCTCCTACACGCGTGCGACGAGTAGCTAGCCCACCTTCGTGCCGGGGCCCGAACCACGGCAGGGCCCCGGCACCCCGCCCTCCTGGGAGGCCGTCATGTCCGGGACCGCCGGAAGCATCTCCATCCCTGGTGTCGACGCAGAGTTCGTGCTGCTGTGCGACGACATCGGCACCGCCCGCACGCCGTTCCTACGCCGCTACTCGACCAGCGCGGCCGGGACGGTCACCTCCACGGACACCGGGCTGGACGGCGCCACCCCGTACACGGTGGCCGGCACCGTCACCGTGTGCGCCACGGCGGCGGAGCCGGTGGAGCTCGCGGTCCACGGCGCGCAGGACACGGCTTGGTCCCTGGCAGACCAGCCGGGCACGGTGTCGGTGACGGTCGTCGTCTACACGGGCAGCGTGTCTGTGGGGACCGGCGACGGCACCCTCACGCTGCCCGCTGGGGCGTCGCTGACGTGGTCCGCTGAGGATGAGCCGTCCGGCACCCTGACGGGCCTCCTGGACGTCACAGGCGCGGCGGGCGCCTCGTGGCAGGTGATCTGGACCGCCCGGCCGTGAGCACGTCCGGCAGCTACACGCCGCCGCCCCCAGCGGCCCGGCAGGCGCAGGCGAGGGCGGTCACCGACAGCTCCGGGAACGCGGTCTTCACGTGGCCGCCCGGCCTGTTCACCGCCCCGCCGGTCGTCACGCTCGCCGTTGAGGCCGGCGGCGGGTTCCGGTCCGCGCGGGTGGCGGCGAACTCCGCGACGGAGACGACGGTCAACGTGCAAGTGTCCGGCGGGCTGACGCTGCTCGGGCTCGGGGTGCTGGCGGTGGGGGTGGCCGCGTCCGGGGTGACGGTGCACGCCACGGCGACGGAGCCCTGACGGTGATCGCGGGCCGATAAACTCGCTACCTGGGCAGCTGGTTGTGGGCCGGGCCTTCTGAACTTCAGGAGGTTGCGGCCGTGTCTTGTCCGCTCATTGCCAATGCCGACGTCATGCGCGTGACGCGCCTCGACCAGTGCGGCAACCCCATCTGTGGCGAAGAGAACGGGTTTGTCTTCGACTGCTTCGCCAGCCTCGCCATGAACAACAATTCGGACGATGGTGAGGATATCGAGTACAAGGCGGCCAATGGGCGCGTATGCGGATACAAGCGCGGGTGCCCCACGTTCCGCGGCTTCGACGTCCAGGCCAACATCTACTCGGTGTCCCCGGAGCTGATCGAGATCCTCACCGGCAACCCGGTCTACCTGGGTTGGGACGGCAAGCCGATCGGCTTCGACACGTGCAGCGTCAAGTGCGACACGGGTTTCGCGCTGGAGCTGTGGGCGGAGGTGCTCGCGGAGGAGTGCGCGCCGGGTGCCGAGGGGCAGTGGATCTACTTCCTGCTGCCGTGGGTCACGAATGGCATGCTCGGCGACCTGGAGATCGGTGCGGAGGCGGTCACCATGCAGGTCACGGGCGCGACCCGCGCGGGCGGTTCGTGGGGAGTCGGCCCGTACGACGTGCAGCCGATCGACGCGGCGGGCACGCCGGGGAAGATGCTCACTCCGCTCGACTCGTCGTGCCACCGCCGCACGTTCATCACGACGGTCGCCCCGCCCGAGCCCGGCTGCGACTACGTGCCGGTGCTGTGCGACGCGTCCGCGTGAGCAGGTGGCGGCGATGAGCGGAGAGCTGCCCGACATTGTGGTGCCGGTGCGGCAGGACCCCATCAACGGGCAGCTGAGGTATGCGCTGCGGTCGTGGGTGGCGAACCTGCCGCACCGGCGTGTGTGGATCGCCGGGTGCCGGCCGCCGTGGCTGACCGGTGTCCGCCACCTCCCCACACCGCAGAACGGGACGAAGTACCGGAATACGACGCTGGCTGTGCGGGCGGCGTGCGAACACCCGGACGTGAGCGACGAGTTCCTGCTGTGCAACGACGACTTCTTCGTCATGGAGCCGGTCGACCGGATGCCGGTGCTGCACCGCGGGCCCATCAGCGAGGTGATGCACAACTACACGCGGCGCGGCTACAACGGCCGGTACGTGCGCGGCATGCGGGAGACCCGCGACCTGCTGGTGGGGCTCGGCTACGAGGAGCCGCTGTCGTACGAGCTGCACGTGCCGCTGCCCGTCGTGAAGGCGGGCATGCTGCACGCCCTGGAGGTGGGCGCCGGCCTGGACGTGCTGCACAAGCGCACCGCGTACGGGGTGCTCAACGAGCTGGGCGGGGAGCGCATCGCCGACGTGAAGGTCCTCACCCGGCACGGCTTCCCGAAGGACTCCGGGTTCCTGTCGACGATGCCGGACACGTTCGCGGCCGGCGCGGTCGGCCGGCACATCCGGGCGGCGTTCCCGCAGCCGTGCCGGTACGAGAGACAAGGGGCGCGCTGACATGCTCCACACGGGCCCGTGCGAGCCGTGGCCGCTCGACCTGTCGTGCTGCCCCGATGGGGAGGACGCGGAGGCGGAGGTTCTCGCCCGCTGGCAGATGATCGCCACCAGGCTGCTGTTCGCGCTGTCCGGGCGGAGGTGGGGGCCGTCGTGCCCGTACTCGGTGCGCCCCTGCCGCCGCGCCTGCCTGGACTCGCTGCCGCTGGTGTCGAGCCGCTCGTACGGAAGCCCGTGGATCCCGTACCTGGGCCGGGACGGGGTGTGGCGCAACGCGTCCGTCTGCGGCTGCAAGTCGGACTGCTCATGCGGTGAGCTGTGCGAGGTGCGGCTGGAAGGGCCCGTGCACGACGTGCTCGCGGTGGACATCGACGGCCAGGCGCTGCCCGCCGACGCCTACCGGGTGGACGCGGCCGGGATGCTCGTGCGGACCGATGGCGACTGCTGGCCCGACTGCCAAGAACTCGCGGCGCCCTGCGGGGAGCCGGGCACGTTCTGTGTGACGTACCGGGTGGGGCTGCCGCTCGACGAGGCCGCGATCGCCGCCGTCAGCGAACTCACCTGCCATCTGATGAAGGGCTGCGGCGGTGGCGGCGGGTGCGGCTGCCGCGCGAACCCGAACATCACCCGCCTGTCCCGGCAGGGCGTCGACGTGGAGATGGCCGACCCGACGCTGTTCTACTCCGAGATGCGGACCGGCCTTCCCCTTGTCGACATGTGGCTTATGGTGACCAACCCGTACCGGCAGACGTCGCCCTCAAGGGTCTATTCGCCGGACTACAAGCGCCCGAGGACGACGACATGGCCGTGACGTCGTCAGGTGAGCCAAGCCCAGCGCTTGCCGTTGACGACCAACGACAGGGTCGCGCGGCTGACGCCGAACTCCGCGGCGAGGGCCTTCTGGGTCACGCCCCCGGAGGCCCACCGTCGACGGATCTCGCGAACCTCACATTCGGTGAGGACGCGAGTCGGGACGTCCTCACCGCGGCGGTAGGGCCTGCCTGTGAACCTGCCTGCCGCGACGGCGTCTGCGGCGTTCTGTGCCCTGTCTCCCAGGTAGAGGTGCCGGACGTTGATGCAGCCGTGTGCCCCGCTGCCGCCGTTGCAGCGGTGCAGCACGCTCGCCGCCGGTCCAGGGTCGCCGTGCCGCAGGATCCACACGGCCCGCGAGGCGAACATCGTGACGCCTTGGAACGGGACGCTCGGCCGGTTGGCGTAGCCCGCGAGGTAGACGCATTGGTCGGTGTCCGCGTACGCCGCTCGCCGCAGGTCGCTGACGAGTGTTCCCTTCGGGCGGGTCTTCGTGCTGAGCGGGTCGCCGTAGAGTCTCTGCCGCCTGTGGTGCATGTGGCACATGCCCCGCGCCGCGTGCGGCCGGGTGCACTTCACGCCGCTATCGACGATCGTGCACTGGCCGTCTGCTGGCCTCTTCCTCAACCTCGGTCGGCCAGCCGGGTCTTCACCGGGATGCGCCCGCGACCACTGCCAGCAAGCGGAGCACATGCCCGCTCGGAGTCGTCCCTCGTTCGTGCAGTCGGAAATGCTGCACCTACCATTAGCCACGTCGACTCTCTCTCTTCGATCACAGTCGGCCGTGCCCCGGACGGTTGCCGCCGTCGCGGGGCTTTGAGCTGCCATTTTAGGGGGGTGGGGTGACAATGCCCCTTGCACCGTTGGCTGTTCACGACACCGCCCAGGACCTGCTGGGGTGCGTGTGTGCGACCCTCGACGACTTCGTGGCGCGCGTCGACGACTATCCGGGTTGCCCGACCTGCCGCCGCTGCGTGGTGCCCGGCGCCCCGGCGTGGGACTCGTGCGCGGACGCGTGCACGGGGGAGACCGGCGGGCAGCTCACCGTGAACCTGGCCCGCCTGTACGGGTCGACGAACTTCCCCGCCGAGGACACCCAGCCGCAGGGCGTGCGCGGCTGCCGGCTGCCCCAGTTCACGGTGGTGGAGCTGGTGGTGACGCTGCTGCGGTGCGCGCCCGGGCCGACGCCGCAGGGCTGCCCGCCGTCGTGTGAGGAGTTGGAGGCGGCGGCGCGGACGCTGCACATCGACGCGGTCGGCCTCTATACGGCGATCACGTGCTGCTTCGCCGAGTCCGGTGGCGGCCGGCGTGGACGGAAGTACGTGCTGGGGCGTCAGCAGCCGATCGGGCCCGAGGGCCTGTGCGTGGGCATCGAGCAGCGGGTGACGGTGGCGCTGCCTGGTTGTGGCTGCCCGGAGGAGGTGCACGAGCCGTGAGCGTGCAGGTGACGGTCGAGCCGGGCCGGCTGCTCGGCATGGTGCGGGCGCGCGGCAGCATCGCCCACCGCAGGATGAGCGCGCGGACCCAGCGGGTTGCGAACATCGCCGCGCAGGAGGCGCCCGGCCGGATGGGCGAGTACATCGACTGGAAGGTGCAGGAAGGGCCGCGCGGGCTGCAAGGCGTCGTCGTGTGCGACCACCATGCTGTCCATTACGTCCTCCGGGGCACGAGGGCTCATCTGATACGCCCGCGCCGGGCGAAGGCGCTGCGGTTCGAGGTGGACGGGCAGGTCGTCTTCACGAAGCTCGTCCGGCACCCGGGCACGCGCGCCAACCCGTTTCTGCAGAGGGCGTTGCGGCTGGGCCGCTGACCCTTCCGGGTGTTCCTTGACGGCGGAATGGCGGCCCTCATGCCCAGGCCGGTGTCGTGGGGGTCTCCCGCTCGTTGGCGCAAGCATGGAGACTCTTCGCTCTCGACGCTGCCGCCTTCTGCTCGCCGTCGCCTCAGCTGCGGTAGCGGCCTTCCCTCTGGTGACTGCGTCTCCCGCCAACGCCGGCGCCAGCGGCGGGGAGGCAGATTGGCGCAGAGCTGCCAGCAGGGCATGCGGCACGCCCAATGTGCGCAAGCACCCCAACGAGCTGGATTCCTACCCGGCAACCGTTCAGTGTCTCGACGGGCAGGGCAGAGTGGTCAGGACCGCCACACTCCCCAACGGGTCTCCCTGCACGAAGATGCACCTGGTGATGCCGCCCTTCCCTGAGTACTGGGGCGTCGTCCGCAACGGCTATTGCGACACGACGATGGGCTGAGGCTGGGTGATGCTTTGGCTGGAGCGCAGGCTTCGATTGCTGCCGCTGTAGCTCCGCGAAGTGGTCAAGGCGCCGTGCCCTTCGGGTGCGGCGCCTTCTTCGTGCCAGCCCACGGTCCAGCCGCTGAATCCGTGCTGCTGGTTACCCTCGGGGGTGCGCTGCTGGTTGTGGGCCGGGCGAGGAGCGGACCCCTGGGGACCAGTCGTGCGTAAATCCTTCGCCCTCCACTCAGAACCCCACGTCGCGGACGTCGGCGGCACCGAGCTGCTGTTCCAGGCCGAAATCTTCGGCGACGAGTTCATGGACGCCTATGCGGAGCTGCGTGAGGCGCAGAAGAAGCAGGGCGTCGACCTGGACAACCTTGCCGAAGGCGACCCCGGTGAACTGCGGCGCACCATGCGGTCGGTGCGGCTGTTCCTCGCCCGGCAGATGCTGCCCGAGAGCGCCGAACTGTTCACGACGCTCGACGTCGTCGACGCGGGCGGCAGGCTCCTCGAGTCGTTCACCGACTACGACGAGGCGGAGGCGTTCGCCGGGGAGGAAGAGGGGGCGCGGATCGTCGACCGGTTCCGGCTGCCGACGCGGGTGATGGTCGAGCTGCTGGAGTGGGTTGTGGAACTGTACGGGGGTGGCGCGGGCTCGCGCCCTACTACGTCGTCCTCCGGATCTGCGACAGCATCGCGGAGGGCTGGGAAGCCTGGACCGGCAGCCTCGCCCTCCAAGGGGTCAACCCGCACGCGTGGTCGCTGAGGACGATGCTCGCCGCGGCTGAGGCGAGCATGGATATGGCGGCCGAGGACGACGCCACGCGCGAGCGGAACCGGGTCCGCCTGTATGCCCCGCCTGCCGGTGAGCGGCGCCGTACGGCAGCGCAGAGGCCGCCACGGTCGGGCATGAGCATCGACCAGGTGAAGGCGATGATGGCGTCCGTCGCGCAGGAAGACGCCCAGCTCACGCGAAGGCGTGGCGGATAATCGAACACCAAGCGGCACCTGAGGGTGCTGCTGCTCGCCGACTGGTTCTGGGCCGGGCACCGTTCACGATCTCGTGAGGGTGCCCGGTGACCACCCCGGCCGGCGACAGCGAGGACTACGGGTCCGCGCGGATCACGATCACGCTCGACGACAGCGGGATCGTCGACGAGGCCCGTGACCTCGGTCTGCGGATCCGGCGCGCCCTGGACCGTGCGACCCGCGATGTCGGGCGGGTCATCCGGGACAACATCCAGCGCGGTCTGCGCCGCGTGTCCGTGTCGGTGCGGGTCACCCCGGACCTGCGGCGGTTCGACGCGGATCTGCTGGACGGTCTGCGCGGTATCGGCTCGCTGGACATCGCGGTCGCGCCGGACCTCGACCAGTTCATGGCGCGGCTGCGGGCCGCCCTCGCGGGTGAGGAAGTGTCCATCCGGGTCGTGCCGGACCTGGACGACTTCGACGCGCGGATACGCCGCCACCGGCCGCCGGACGTCACCGTCAACGTCGACCCCGACAGCGACCGGTTCCAGCGGGCACTGTCCGGGCTGGGCGGGATAGCGGGCCGGGTCGGCGTGATGCTCGCCGGGCTGCTGAAGTTCGGCGCGATCGGCATCGCTGCGGCCGGTGCCGCGCAGGGTGTGGGCGCGTTCATCGCGGCGCTCGCCCCCGCGGCCGGGATCATGGCCGCCCTCCCGGCCGGGATCGCCGCCGTGCAGGTGTCGATGCAGACCCTCAAGCTGGCCGTCCTGGGGGTCGGTGACGCCCTGTCGGCGGCGCTCGGCGACGACGCTGAGGCGTTCGAGGAGGCCATCGAGGGCCTCGCCCCGGCCGCGCAGAAGGCCGTGAAGGCTGTGCGGGAGCTGGCGCCCGAGCTGCGCAAGGTGCAGGAGACCGTCCAGCAGAAGTTCTTCAAGCAGTTCGCCGGCGACGTGAACGCGGCGATCACGAACCTGCTGCCGCTGCGCAAGGAACTGGGCAAGCTGTCGGCGCAGTTCGGGAAGGCCGCGAGCGAGGGCTTGAAGTTCGCGGCGTCGCAGCAGGCCCTCGCGCCGCTGCGGACGATCATCCAGGGGACGACGCAGGCGGCCGGCGGGCTCCAGACGATCGTCGCGCCGCTCGCGAAGGGCTTTCTCGACATCGCGGCGGCCGTCCTCAAGGCGTTCGGTCCGGCGGTGGGCGCGCAGATCGCGCAGACCGGCGCGCAGCTCGGCACGTACCTGTCGACGCTCGCCGCGTCCGGGGGTGCCGTCGACCGGGTCCGGGATGCCGTCGCGGTGTTCCGGGAGCTGGGAGCGATCGCCGGGAACATCGGCCAGGTCCTCAGCGGGGTGTTCTCGGCCGCGAGCGGCGGCAGCGGCGGGTTCCTGGCGAACCTGGAGCGGATCACCGGGCAGATGGCGGCGTTCGTGCAGAGCGCCCAGGGCCAGGAAGCCATCGGTGCGATCTTCGGGACGCTGCGGGAGATCGCCGCGCAGCTCGGGCCGATCTTCGCCGCGCTGGTGACGCAGGTCGGCGGTATCGCGCCCGCTCTGGCGCCGATCTTCCAGACGTTGGGTCCGGCGATCGTGTCGCTGATCAACGGGCTCGGGCCCGCTCTGGCGGCGATCGCGCCGAGCCTGCAAACGGTGGCGTCGGCGCTGGCCGAAGGGCTGGCGTTGATCGACTTCGGGCCGCTCGGTGCGGCGATCGGGCAGGTCGTGTCCGCGCTGGCGCCGCTGCTGCCGCTCGCCGGGCAGGTTGTCGCCGTCCTGGCGTCCGCTCTGGCGCCGATCCTGCAAACCCTGGCGGCGCTGTTCACGCCGATCGTGTCCGCCTTGTCGGGCGCGCTGCTGCCGATCTTGCCGACCCTGGCGGCGGCGGTCGTGCAGCTGGTCTCGGCTTTCCGCCCACTCGCGGAGGGTGTCAGTCAGGCGCTCGCACAGTTGTTCGAGGGGCTGGCGCCCGTTCTGGGGGTCCTCGCGGGCGCGGTCGCCCAGGTCGTGACCGCTGTGGTGCCGCTCGCGACGGCTTTCGTGTCGGCGCTGCTGCCCGCGCTGCCGCCGATCGTGGACGCGCTGCTCGCGCTGGTCCAGGCGGTGCTGCCGCTGGTGCCGTCGATAGCGGAGCTGGTCACCGCGGTGGCGCCGCTCGTCGGGATGATGGCGCGCCTGCTGACGCCGATCTTGCAGGTGGCCGCCTCGTTCGCGTCGTGGCTGGCCATCGAGGCGGTCGTGCCCGTCGTCCAGGCCGTCGTGTCGGTGCTGACCGGGCTGATCGGCTGGCTCACCAGCGCGGCCGGGTTCCTGCAACAACTGCCGTCGATGATCATGTCGGGGCTGTCGGCGCTGGGCTCGGGGCTCGGCTCGTTCTTCACCTCGCTGGGCACGAACGTGGTCACGTGGGTGACGACGGCCTTCCAGGCGGTGGTCGACTTCTTCGTCGGCCTGCCGGGCATGATCCTTTCCGCGCTGGCGGCTCTGCCGGGCCTCCTGGTCGACCTGTTCGTCGGGGCGATGGCCGGTATCGGTATCGCCCTGCTCACGGCGGTCGCCGCCGTGGTGTACATCTTCACCGAGCTGCCGGGCAAGATCGTGTCCGCGCTGGCGTCGCTCGGCGCGCGGATCCTCGCTGTCTTCTCGTCCGCGTTCGTGTCGGCGCGGTCGGCAACGATCTCGTTCCTGGGGTCCGTAGCGTCGTTCTTTGCGTCGCTGCCGGGGCGGATCGTGTCGGTGATCGCCAGCCTGCCCGGCCGGCTGGCGGCGATGTTCCGGTCGGCGGGTTCGAGTGCCCTGTCGACGGCGCGCAGCGCGGGCTCCGCGGTGGTGTCGTACTTCTCCGGTCTGCCCGGCCGGATCGTGTCGTCGATCAGCGGCCTCGTCGCCCGCCTCGCGGGCGTCTTCACGTCTGCGGGGGCGCGTGCCCGTTCCGCTGTGTCGTCGCTGATTTCCGGGATCGTCAGCCTGTTCTCGGGTCTGCCCGGCCGGATCGTGTCCAGCCTCGGCGACATCGGCGGGCGGATCATGTCGTCCATCAAGAGCGGTCTGCCGTCAGCGGTGCGGAAGCACCTGCCGTTCGCGGACGGCGGCCTGGTGTTCGGGCCGACGCACGCGCTGATCGGTGAGGCCGGTCCCGAGGTGGTGATCCCGCTGACGAGGCCGCGGCGGGCGGCGCAGCTCGTCGAGCAGTCGGGTCTGCTCGGCATCATCGGCGAGCAGCAGGGGGCGGCCGGGGCGGGCGGCGGTGTGACGATCTCGCCGACGTTCACGATCCACGAGGCCGGTGACGGGGAGACGACGGCGCGCAGGGTGCTGCACCGGATGGCGCTCGCGTACAGCATGAGCTGACTGGAGGGTTCGGCGTGATCAATGACCTGCTGCTCGTGGGTGGCATCGAGGTGGTGAACACTGCCCGGCTGCGCGCCTACATGGAGACGGTGGGGACGCCGCTCACGTCGGGCGCGGACGATGTGTGTGCCTGCGATGCGCTCAGCCACGAGACGTTCGAGCATGCCCCGTACACGACGCCGGACGACCCGGACAGCCCGGCGCCCTGGTACGACCCGGACGTGCCCGAGAGTGCGGACTTCGTGGGGTTCCTGCCGCTGGCGTTCGAGGGCATCGACGACTACCCGGTGCGCCGCACGGTGACGGGCGCGGTCCTCGGCGGTGGTGCGCTCGGCCCCGCCCGGGTGCAGGCGCGCACGATCGTCGTGTCGGGCATCCTCCTCGGCGCGACGTGCTGTGCGGTCGAGTACGGGCTGCACTGGCTGGGGGAGGCGTTGCAGGGCTGCACGGGCAGCGCGTGCGGCGGGGACTGCGTGCAGATGCTGAACTGCTGCCCCGGCGACGAGGAGCCGACGGAGTTCCTGGCCCGGCATCGGCGGACCTACCGGCGGGTGGCGCTCACGCAAGGGCCGACGGTGACCGCGCGCGCCGGGGACGGCTCGTGCGCGGCCGGCCAGTGCTCCTCGGGCGCGGACATCGTGTCCGTAGAGTTCGTGCTGACGGCGGCCACCCCGTGGGCGTGGACTGACGAGCAGCCGGTGCTGAACGTGGGGCTGCCGCGCGACGACGGCGCGGACTGCATCCAGTGGTGCCTGCACAGCAGCGGCGGCCCGGCGGCGTGTGAGGACGGCGACTGCCGTCTGCGTGGCTGCCCCGACGCGGGCGCGGCGTGCGCCGACCCGGCCTGCTCCGCGCCGTCGCCGCCGCAGCCGTCATCGCCCGCGTCGTGCTTCTGCGAGGCGCTCACCACGAACCGGGACTGCTACGACCTCGACCTGACCGGGCGGGCGGCGTGGGCGTCCGACGTGCCGGTCGTCACCGTGTTCGCGGGCAGTGAGGACCTGCGGCGGCTGACGATCAGCCTGTACGAGCGCGCGGACACCGACGCCGGCCTCAGCCCCGCCGAGGTGGCCGACAAGCGGCGCTGCGACCCGCTCGCCGTGTGGGAGGTCGGGTTCGTGCCCGCCGGGGGGACGCTCACCCTGGACGGGCAGATCGGGCGGGCCACCGTCGAGTGCGGCGGCACCTGCGAGACGTCGACGAACGTGTGGGGCCGCGCGGGCGCGCCCCCGGCGTGGCCTCGCATCGAGTGCGGGACGCTCGTGCTGTGCCTGGAGACCGACGAGATCGTGCCGCCGGCGGACGACGCGACGGTGCTCGTCACGCTGTCCGGGCGCGGCTACGGGCCTTCGGCTGCCGCGTAGTCTGCTGACGATGCTGCTGGTTGTGGGCCGGGCTTCCTCCGTCGTAGAGGGGTGGCCGTGTCTTCAGCTGGCTGCGGTGTGCATTCGGCGTCCGTCATCGACCGGGACGGGTCGGTCATCGCCCACGCCAACGTCCTCGTGTCCGTGGAGTGGTCCCGCGTCCTCGACGACGTGTCGACCGCGCACGTCGTCATCAACCCGGACGGCGACTGCTGCGCGCAGCTCGGCCGGGTGAGGTCCTGGCGGCACAAGCTGGTCATCGCCCGCGACGAGGTGACCGTGTGGGAAGGGCCCATCATCAACCCCGAGTGGTCGCACGGGCAGGTCGAGTTGTGGGCGTCGGACATCCTCGTGTGGCTGGACCGGCGGGTGCCGCACCAGACGGTGAGCTTCGACGACGCCGACCTCACGGACATCGCTGCCTGGCTCATCGAGGACGGGTTCGCGCCCGACGACCCCGGCCACCAGGTGCAGATCCTCGGTCCCGCCCAGGTGCGTGGCGGCCGCGCGTACGCGGAGGACGACGGGCAGACCGGCGACCACCTGCGGGACCTCGCCGACACGGGCCTGGACTACACGGCGATCGGGTCGACGATCGCGCTCATGCCCGAGGACTGGGAGGCGTCGGTCGGCACCCTGACCGACGCGGACTTCCCCGAGGGCCTGGTCGTCGCCGAGGACGGCTCACAGCTGGCGACCCGCGTCATCGTGCACGGCGACCAGGACAGCGGCGTGAAGGGCGTCTCAGGGGGCGCCGACGACTACTACGGGCTGCTGGAGCTGAGCGTCGAGCAGACCAGCGTGAAGACGCAGCAGTCGGCGGACGAGGCCGCGCGCTCGCGCAGGGCGGCGAACTATCCGGTGCCGGTGTTCCTGTCGTCCGAGGAGGTGACGCTGTCCCCTGAGGCGGCGGTCGACGTGGCCAAGCTGGTGCCGGGCTGGTGCGTGGACGTGGCGACGGACGCGACGTGCCGGTCCCTGACGCAGCGGCTCAAGGTGACCGGCCTCAAGGTGACCGAGGACGGCGACGGGGAGAGCGTCCAGGTCGTCCTCGCCCCGATCACGAGCCAGGTGGAGGACTGACGTGGCGACGCGAGGATCAGCGGCGCGGAGACTGCCCGGTAACCCGATGGGCGGCGTGCTGCGCGACGTGAGCAGGCAGGCCCGTACGGCGTCCCGTACGCCCGGCCCGCGCGGCGCGCAGGGACCCGCGGGTGCGCCCGGCGAGCAGGGTCCTGCCGGTCCCGCAGGGCCGGAAGGTCCACCCGGGCAGCCGGGACCCGCGGGCCCGCAAGGTGAGCGCGGGCCGGCGGGCCCGCCCGGCGCCCCGCCCGCCGCAGCAGTCGTCACCACCGGCAGCGACGGCCGCGCCGTGTGGGAGTTCCCGCGGCCGTTCAGCGTCCCGCCGGTGCTGTCCGCGCTCGCCCTCGACCCGAACCCGGGCGACGACCGCATGGTGACCGCCGTCCTCGAGGCGGTCAGCGCCACGCATGCCGTCGTGCGGGTGTGGCGCACACAGCCGCTGCTCGGGCTCGGCCTGCTGCCGGTGACGCCCGGCGGCGAGGGCATCCACGTCCACCTGACCGCGATCGGAGAGCCCGCCCCGCACGCCGACGAGACGTGATGCGGGCGCGGTTACCCTGGCGGCTGTCGCCGCTGGTTGTGGGCCGGGCAAGAACAGACACCTAGGGGTGGATTGCCTTGGCCCGCGCCTGCTGCTGCGACGAGTACTTCAACGTCGACCCCGTGAGCGGGGAACTGTGCCTGAACCCGGGGACGATGGGCCTCCGGGATGTCCTGTACTTCACCAACCCGGGCACGGCCATCTTCCGGAAGGGCGACTATCCGTGGCTGGCGCGCGTCCGGGTCCGTGTGCAGGGCGCGGGCGGCGGCTCGGCGGGCGCCAACGCGGCATCGAACAATGCCGTCTCGCGTCCCGGCGCTGGTGCCGGTGCGTATGGGGAGTCGCTGATCGAGGTGTCGGCGCTGGGCGCGACGGAGACGATCCTCGTCGGTTCGGGTGGCTCGGGGGGTACGGCCGGTGGTGACGGCGGCGCGGGCGGCGCGAGCCAGTTCGGCGGGCACGTCATGGCGCCGGGCGGCAACGGTGGCACGTCGAACATGGTGCAGGGCACCACCGCGGTGACGTCTCAGGGTGTTGCCGGTGCCTCGCCCGGGACCGGCGACCTGCGTATCGGTGGCGGTGCCGGCGGTCCGGCGATCCGGCTGAACGGCAATTACTGCCTGGGCGGGGCGGGCGGCGACTCGCAGCTCGGTGAAGGCGGCCTCGCCCGGTCGACGCAGGGCACCGGTCTGACACCGCGCGGCTACGGGGCCGGGGCGAGCGGCGCGGTGTCGCTCGGGGAGGCGCAGACGGGCGGTGCGGGCGGCAACGGCATCGTGATCGTCGAGCTGTACGGGTAACCGAGCGTGCAGGGTGCCGCCGTAGACTTGGCGGCGCACCGACTGGTTCTGGGCCGGGTCAAGGAAGCCACCTTGGGAGGGTGGGGACATTGGCCAGGTGTCAGTGCGGTGGTACCGGCTGCAACTGCGTGATTGTCGCAGGCCGGAACACGGAGGTCACCGGGGGCGGCAGCACAACGAACCCCACTGTGATCTCGGCGATCATCGACTGCGACGAGGTGCGCGGCTGCATCACCGCGGGCCCGGGCGTCGACTACGACCCGGCGACCGGCGTCATCGGCGTGGGTATCTCGCCGGACCCCGACAACACGGTGGAAGTGGGCGAGGACGGCGGCCTGTTCGTGCCGCCGACGCCCGTCGACTGCGATGAGGTGCGCGGCTGCATCACCGCGGGCCCGGGCGTCGACTACGACCCGGCGACCGGCGTCATCGGGGCGGGCATCTCCCCGCAGGCCGGGAACAACCTGGCCGTGGCCCCGGACGGCGGCCTGTACGTGCCGACCGGCGCGGCGACCGTCGAGACCGGCTGCGGCATCAACGGTGACGGCTCCGGGTCGGCGCCGCTGGAACTCGCCACCGGTGAGTGGCCGTTCGACTGCCCCGTCGACGATGCGGGCGCGGGCGTCTACTGCGGCACCGACGGGACGCTGCGCAGCGAGCCGCTGCCGAAGGCCGCGTTCTTCCAGAACAGCCTGTCCCTGTCCCTCCCCGCACGCCCGCTCATCCCAGCGGACTTGACGGAGGTCGCGTCGCTCGACATCGAGCTGACGAACCCGGACCCGTGCCGCGAGGCGCTCGTCATCGTCTTCTACGAGGCGGACGTCGACATGAACTTCCCTGCCGGCGGTGAGGGAGGCGTCGCGATCGGCACCGACTCGATGGTGCACATCGGGAACGGCGGCTCCACCACGCTCCTCCGCCAGCACGTACAGGAGTCGAAGCTCATCAACCTCGTCCTGGCGCCCGGCGAGACGCTGACGCACACGATGACCATCGAGATGACCCGCGGCACGAACGGCGCGACCTACCAGCGTATCCAGGGCACCCTGCGCGCCTGGGTGATCTCCAACCCGAGTGCTTGAGAGGCGATCGTGAACGAGACGCTGACGTTCTACTACCTGTACCCGGACGGGTCGTTCGCTGAGCGCCAGGTGACGGGTGTGGACCACGTGCACCATCCGGACGGGGTGGTGCTGCTGACTGCCGAGGAGTACGCGCAGAAGGTCGCCGAGTTCGAGGCGCAGACCGCGGCCGACGAAGAGGCGGCCCGCGAGGCGGACCTGGCGCGGAAGCGCGCCGACTACGAGGCGCTCCTGGCGCTCGGCATCCCTCCGGAGACGGCGTCGCGGCTGAGCGGCTACACCCCGCCCGACGACGAGGACGACGAGCCGCCGGCGGACGGGGACGGTGACTGATGGCCTGGTGCCCGTTCGCGAAGAAGATGGAGCTCCAGCCGGAGAGCGACCAGCAGCAGGCGATCCGGCCGACGCAGCTCATCGTGCACAGCATCGTCGCGCCGTGGACGCCTGAGCGGACGTACGAATACTGGCGGGACTCGACGAACCTCGAAAGTCACTTCGGGGTGGGCTACGACGGTTCGACCGCCCAGTACATCGGGACGGAGACGCGGGCCGACGCGAACGCGGGCGCGAACCGGCGGGCGGACGGCACCGGCGCCGTCAGTATCGAGACGGCGTCGAACACGACGGCCACGGACGCGTGGACGGACGCGCAGATCGACGCGATCGCGCGGATTGCGGTGTGGATGCACGAGCGGCACGGGATGCCGCTGAAGGTGTGCACCAGCCACAACGCGCCGGGCATCGGCTACCACCGCATGTTCCCGCAGTGGTCGACCGACGGCACGGCCTGCCCCGGCCCCGCCCGCGTCCGCCAGTTCACCGAAGTGCTCATGCCGCGGATCCTCCAGCTCGCCAGCGGCCAGAGTGAGAAGGACGACGACATGCCCAGCTATGTGAACCTCGGCCTGGCCAAGCCCTACCAGCTGCGGCCCAACGGGTGGGACGCGATCGAGTTCACCACCGAGTGGACCGACGAGCTGAACCACCACCCGGACGGCAACAGCGTGTTCGTGCGGGGGCCGGCCCGGTTCACCGGCACCCTGTCCCTCGGCTTCGACGATCTGCCGGTGGGGGAGGTCGTGCAGGTCCGCGCGTACGAGGCGGAGGGCGCCGACATCACCGCCTACCACCCGCTCGACGAGGTGGTCGGGAATCCGGGCGGTACCGCGCACGTCATGCCGATCACGCAGCGGGTCCGGAAGAACCGGTCGATGCGGGTGCGGCTGAACAACCTGTCGGGTCAGACCATCACCGTCAGCAAGGCGGTGCTGTCGGCCCTCGTGTGGAAGGAGTAACCGATGCTGCTGCCTTCTGTTCTGCGGACTCTGGTGCCGCTCGTGGCGGGCTGGATCATCGTCGCGGTGACGGGGTTGGGCTTCTCCATCGACTCCGACGTGGTGCAGACCGCTGTGGCGCTCGGGGTCGCGGGCGCCTACTACGTGGTGTTCCGCATCGTGGAGCGGGTCGCCGAGCGGGTGGCGTGGCCGGCGTGGGTGCAGGGCGCGGCGGGCGCCCTCCTCGGCTGGGCGAAGCCCCCGCGGTACGAGTCGACCGACGACGTCGCCGGGCTGCTGCGGCAGTCCAAGTCGTGACCTCGCAGCCGCCGGACCCCGGTGTCTACATCTCGCCGGCGCAGACGTATGCCGAGGTGCAGCGGCTCGCGCGGACGGTGGACCAGATCGACGGCAAACTCGACCGGCTTCTGGAAGACAACCGGCAGATCAAGGCCGACCAGTCCGAGCTTGAGACGCGTATTCGCGCGTTGGAGCTCGGCGAGACCGAACGGCAGCGCCGCGACGAAACGCGGCTGGCCGCGCTGGAGACGCGACGCTGGCCGTTGCAGACGGTCGGTGCCGTGACCGGCGTCGCGGGTGCCGTGACGGCTGCGGTGGCGCTGTTCGTGCGCTGACCGCCCGAGAGACTGGGCCCCGCCCCCTTCCCGCTCCGAGGGGGTGGGGCTCTGCCATGCTTGCCGCATGGACGACGCGCGTGACCTCGAGGACCTGATGGCCCGGATGCCCCGTCCTTCGGGGCGGGAGCTGCTCGCCGAGGTGAAGGCCGCCCGCCGGGCAGCGGAGACGGCGCCGCCCGAGCTGACGACGTTGCCGATGCCTGAGTCGCCGTACCCGTTGGGGCATCCTCTTGGGGGCACGCTGCGGTTCCCGTGCCCGCTTGGCTGCGGCTGGCACCATGACGTGAACCCCGGTCGTGCGGCGGCGCAGGAACGCACGGTGCTGCCCGCCGACCCGGAGCGGCTGGTGGCGGCGCTGACGGCACAGGCCGAGGTCCGCGCGGTCATGTTCCGGGCGGGCGTTGAGACGGCGATCGCAGAGCACTTCGAGCAGGCGCACCCCGGCCGGTAGCGGCCCGCGCGCCGGGCGATGTCCGACCCCGCCGCTACCGTGAGCGTTGTCCATGCCCGTATGGCTGCTGGCGCTCGTCATCGGGATCAGACGCCCCTGCCACGCTGGCCCGGCGGGGGCGTTGCCGTTCACGCGGCCGGTTCGACGTCGTACGCGACGAGGGCGCACCACTGTGCGAGGAGCTGCTGGTAGCGGTCGCGGCGCTCGGGGGTGTCGGGCTCGGTCATGAGCCGGCGGATCTCGTCGTTGAGGGCGTCTGCGGACAGGCAGCAGTGACCGCAGGGCGGGAGCGACGAGGGCATGCCGTCAAGGTAGAGGCAGGGTCGGACACCGTTCGGTGACGGGAGCTGCGGCAGCAGCCTACTCACTGGCAGCATGTGACCATGACCACACAGCTGAACAGCGGGGCCGACGTCACCTCGACTGCCGTGCCTGGCCCGCGACAGGCACCGTCAGTCTCGACGTCCCGGCCGTTCGACTCCGCTGTCAGGAAGTTGAAGGAGGACTGCGCGGCACTTGGCGTGGCTACTCCCGTGCCGCTGCGGGTGAGAGTGGCGCTGAGGAGGCGACTGCATTTGCGGCACCGAAGCCGGATGCTGCTCATTCTGTCGGTCATCATCGTCATGGTGATCGCCATTTTGGCCCTGCACTTATTAGTGCTGGCGTATTTGCTTGAGAAAGTGAAATCGAAGCCTCATTCATTCATGAGTAAGATCGTTTTCGGTGACCCTGGTGTACCCACACTCAATGATTTGTTGCCGCCGGTTTGGTCGTCTGCGATAAATATCTCGGCGATGGTTGCTTGTGTACTGTTCTTCACGTTCCGCCTCTCGGTGCTGATCGCCGAGAGGCGGGCGGAGTTCGGAAAGCAACGTACGCGACTTATGCGTCTTCTGCTCGCGCGTAGGTACACCTTGGTCTTTGAGTGTGCTGAGGCGGTCCACGCTTGTGCACAAGCGAGGGGAGGTGGAGAAAGGCAGCCCGCTCGGATCAAAGAGGTTTCGCGGAAGCTGTCTGCGGTGCGTCGATCGGTACTCAACGCGCATAGAAGCAGGAGAAGCCTGCCCCTCTTCACGGAACGTAGAAGGCGTCTGAAGGAGCACCAGCGGAAGGTCGCTGCTGCTCTGCTGGACATGGAGGCTCAACTTGACCAGGACCCTGGTCGTGCCCTACGGGAAATCGCCGAAGCGCTGGTGGCCATTGCGAACCGCTATTGTGAAGGGCGTAATGGCGCTCTGCTCGACGAGGACCGCCTCACCGGTGTACCGCGACAGCGGGACTGGGATGTTCTGCGATACCTCATTGCTCTGGGGCTGGCCGGTGGTGGCATTACCGCGCTAGCGCTAACTGAGTTCATCCCAGAAAGCGCCGAGCCTTACATTTACGTCATTGTCGCTATCACCGCGTTTGTTGTTGCGTGGGGGCGCAAGTTCAGGCGGGCCCTGGATGTAGTCAGCGTCATCGCCGGACAACCCTGAGTACGCCGACCGAGGGGAGAGACGTGCCGGTGTGGCGAATCCGGACGTCGTGCTCTGACCAGGTGCGTTCTATTCTGTTCGAGGACGTGCGGCAAGAACGGGAACTGATCATGGCGAGTGGCCACCCCCCTGTCACCGAGGACGACCCATCGGTCGCGGCTTGTTTCAGCGACCAGGTCGGCCGGTGCGCCTCGTGTAACCGGCGGACGCACGGGTACGGGCACGGCGGGAACCCGCTGTGCTCCTACTGCTTCACCGACCAGGAGCAGCGCTCGGGCGGCAAGTGCGTCACCAGCGCTAATGGCGTCAACTCCGCGTTCCTGTAGGGGCATCACCCGTTGAGCCATGCCCACGAGGGCCTTCCGCGCCGTACATTGGCGAGGAAGGCTCTCGTGGACGTGAGGGGCGCAGCGTGGATTTCCCCGAAGAACTGAGCATGGGTGAGCGCATCCGGGCATTGAGGGAGTCGCGCGGCATGTCCCGCGCAGTCCTGGCCCACCAGTGCGGGCGCGGCCCGGACTGGTTGAAGAAGATCGAGACGGGCGAGCGCGAGTTGAAGCAGCACGCCCTGCTGATGGCGCTGGCGGTCGCGTTGTCGGTGACGGACCTGTCCGTCATCACCGGCCGGGACAGCGACATCACCGCGACGGTCCCGACGGGCCGTCTGCCGCATCCTGGCCTGCCGCCCATCTGGGACGCGGTCATGTCGCGGCCCCTGGTCGTGTCACCGCCGGCAACGCCGCCGAACCCGGCCCAGTTGCAGGGGCGGGTGGACCAGTCCTGGGAGCTGTGGCACCACTCGGAGAACAACCGGACCGAGGTGGGCGCGCTGCTGCCGGACCTGATCCGGGACGCGGAAACCGCGGTGCGGCTCCTGGACGGCAACGAGCGGCGGGCGGCGCTGGTGGCGCTGTCGGACGTGTACCGGCTGGTCGGGCAGGCGACGGCGTACATTGCCCCGCCTGAGCTGGCGTGGGTGGTCGCGGACCGGTCGCTGACGGCCGCGCAGGACGCCGACGATCCGGCGGCGATCGCCGCCGCGGCCTGGAACATGGGCAACATCCTGCGGGAGACCGCGCACCCGGAAGAGGCGCTGCGGGTGGTACTCGACGCGAGCGACCTGATCCGCCCGCACCTGGAGAACAGCCCGGACGACTGGCGCGGCATCTACGGTGCGCTCCAGCTGCATGCGGCGGTGACGCACGCGCGTGACGGTGCCGAGGGTGACGCCTGGCGGCACTGGGAGAAGGGCAACCAGGTCGCGAAGTCGTTGCCGGTGTCGTACGTGCATTCGTCGACGGTTTTCGGTCGAGCGAACGTGGACTTTCACGGGGTGTCGGTGCACACGGATCTGATGAAGGCGCAGGCGGCGTTGGGCCTGGCCGATCAGATTGATCCGGAGGTCATGCCGTCGGTGGAGCGCAAGGCGAGGCTGTGGGTTGAGGTGGCGCGCGGGCATTTGCAGCGCGGGGACCGGACGGCGGCGCTGATGGTCATGCAGATCGCTTACGACACCGGGCGGGAGACGGTGCGGTTTACTCCGTCGGCGCGGGCGGTGGCCGCTGACCTGTGGCGGAAGGCCCCGCGGGCTCTGCGCCCGCAAGCGGCGGTGCTCGCCGAGAAGGTGGGGGTGAACGTGGCCAGCTAGGCGCGATGCGTGTCTGGCCGAAAGCAGGTGGGCCAATCTGTCCCTGGGGGGCAGTGGGGGCCCGTTACCGACCGGTAGACCTCCTACGGTGACCGCCCTTGCACCGTCCGTATCCATCCGGAGGTCACCGTGGACACGCCTGCACCCATGCACGCTTCACCGCGCCGAGGCGCGGAGTTATGCAGCGACAGCGCGACCGGAGAGATCCGGGTCCCGCTGTCGCTGTTCTGCGTCGACGAGCCCGTGGGGAACGTCGACCTGGTCCTGTCCCGCCCTGAGGGCGAGACGCTCCTCGAGGAACTCCGCTGGCGGCTCGGCCTGGCCGGCGAGGTCCCGTTGCAGCGCCGCCCGGAGGTGGCGCGATGAGATCCGCCCCGACGAGCCTGACCGGCACCCGAGAGCCGGCCACCCTGTGGCTGCTGGGGGCCGTGCCCGACGTGGAGACCGCGCTCGCCGAGTGGGACACCAACGGTGTGGCCGTCCTCGTCGCGGGCCGTGCCTGGGACGCCGTCCGGGTGCCGTACGGCGTCCTCGGCTTCGACTTCGACGGGCTCGCCCGTCCTGAGGACCTGCGCGGTCTGCTCGACAAGCACGGGCTCGCCGGCCCGGTGTTCTGTGACCCGTACCGGGCTTACCTGTACTTCCTGGTGCCTCCCGGCAGCGACCGGGACTGGCCGCACGGTGCGATGGCCCGCGCGGGCGTCGAGTGCTTCGGCGGGCACAGCGAGTACGTCCACCACGTGGGGGTGCCGCGCGTCGACCGTACGGACCGGCCGGGCCCGCACTGGCTGGTGACACCGGACTGCACCGCGCGGCAGCACGTCGACCCGGCGGTGCTGCTCGGCGCGCTGGAGAAGCAGTCACGGAAGGCTGGCCGGGACGGTGCGCGGTGAACGCCCCGACGGTGGCCAGGTGGGCGGCGCCCACAACGGAGACACTGACGGCCCTGCTGGACGCCGTGCGCACCTGGACGCCGTTCGACGGCGGCGAGGTCCTCGACGACGTGGCCGTGGTCCTGGACGACGGGCAGCCGCCGCGCGAGGACGTGGGGGCGCTCGCCGAGCGGCTCCGCGGCCACCTGGTGCGGCTGGTGCGGATAGCCGAGGCCAACGACGCGGAGACCGACCCGGAGGCGTGCCGCCTGGTGCGGCAGGCACGCGAGCTGCGCGCCGAGGCGATGCCCGGTGATGCGCGGCGGGCGGTCGGTCACCTGCGCCAGTTGGCCTGGTCGGTGAACGAGTTGTTGGAGCGGTTGGGCGCCCTCGGGTGCCTGAGGAGATACGCGTGATTCAGTTCCCCAGCCCCACTCGCAGCGCGACCGGACGGGGCCTGGTCCCGTTCATCACGCAGCGGACGGGCGAGGAAGCCGCGCCGGCGAACCTGGTGATCCTGCGGTCGCGTGGCGGCAAGCAGCGCCTGTTCTACGGCGATGAGGATGTCAGGGACCGGCCCTTGCGGGGCCTGCTGTGGGCGCGGTGCGGGTTCGTCACCGACGACGACGGCATGCCGGCGGGTGAGCCGCAGTGGAAGATGATGCACCCCTACCGGCAGATGGCGACGATGCTCGCCGCGCGCTGCCAGATCTGCACGCGGCCGGCGCGGACACCGCTCGGCTACGTGTACCTGGCCGGTCCGGACGACGAGGACCCGGGCCAGGAGACGATCCTGACGAACCAGCCGCCCGTGTGTGTCCGGCATGTCCGTACGGTCGCCGCGCTGTGCCCGCACATGCGTGGGGAGCCGATGGTGCTGCTCACGCCGAGCGCGCCCATGTACGGGGTGATGGGCACGGTCTACGGCTTGGCGTGCGGCGAGGTGGTGCCGGTGGCCGCCCCGGCGGAGCCGTTGCGGTTCGACGACCCGCGGATGCCGCTGATGCTGGCCTCCCAGCTGGTGCGGAGGCTGACCCGGTTCCGGGTGATGACCGTGGCTGAGCTGCTGGACGAGCTGGACGCGGTAGGGGTGGCGCGGTGACGGGCAACAGGGAGGAGATCCGGGCCGCGTACCAGCGGGCGCTGTACGAGCTGCCGTCCGCGCGGCGGGAGGAGCAGGCGGCGCTCGCGGCGGTGCTGGAAGGCGCGGTCACGTTGATGGCCCCCGCGGTCGCGGCGATGACGCGGCGCATGGAGGGGGAGACGCTGGAGACGGCGCTGACGGTGCTGCGGCACGTCGACGAGCTGCTGAGCGAGGCGGCGCCGCGCGCGGACATGGCGGCGCGGGTGCACGACCTCGGTGTTGTTGCCCGGTCGTCGCTGACGCTGCTGGAGCAGGCCGGTGCTCGTCCTCCTGGCTCGACGACTCCCGGCGGCGTTCCTGAACCCTGACGCTGCCGGGTCGGCGGCCCTGTCCCACTGCCCGCCCCCGAGGCGGTGGGCCAGGGCTGCCCTACAGACGCCGACGGGGCCGGGGTGATGGCTCCCCTTGTCCCGTCGGCTGCCACTCCGGTCCCGCGCCTGCGCCGGCGGCGCGGGGCCGGACCCTGAGACTCCCCGCGCCGGACGGCGAAGCAGGGCGCGGGGCCGCCGGGCCCTCTCATCCGGAGGGGGCCCGGTCATGACCCGAATGAAGGGAGCACCACGCAGTGAATGCCATTGCGACTCGCCCCGAACCCAGTGTCGTCGCCCAGCGCGCCCTGGAGATCCTGGACGCCTGGATGGGTGACCCGGAGATGGGCACCGTCCTGGACGGCTGCAAGAAGTACAGCTCGGACTGGTCGGACGACTACGGGCAGTTCCTCATCCCGAACTACAGCGTGGAGCGGGACGCGGTGTCGCTCATCGACGATGCGGTGCGGGTGATGGCCCTCAAGTCGGCGGTGTACGAGCTGACCGGCGACGAGGTGGCGGCGGAGCTGCCGGTGAGCGTGCCGGTGGACGTGTCCGTGCATGCGTTGACGGCGCAGTTCACCGCGCTGTCGCGGGTGCAGCAGCGTACCGGCCGGCTGTTCGTGCACTCGACGGTGAACGAGCACGTGGTGGGGACGCCGTGGGACGTCGGCGACTACACGCAGCAGGCGTACGAGGCGGCGTTCGGGCCGGTCGATGAGCGGTACTGGATCGGTGCGGCGGAAGCTGAGCGGCGGCGCCGGGTGCTCGACGAGCGGTACGAGTCGATCGGGATCACCGAACGCGGAATGGCCAGCGAAATCGCCTTCGCGGCGGCGTAGCGTCCTCGAGGACGTCCCGGAGGGGTTCCGGTGGCGGCGCCGTGCGGTCGGGGTCGAGCCCGATCTTGTGCGGGTGTACGCAGGCTGGGACCCCTTCGGGGTCGTACCGGTGGCCGTCGTCGGGGTTGAACGGCGCTTCGCGGGTGGGCCGGTCGTAGATGACGAACCGGTCCCGGGGGAGGCGCTTCGATGGGCAGATCCCGCAGACGGGGCGCTCGTCGCCGGTCACGAAAGGGTCGTCCATGCCGGGACAGTAGCGGTCCGGTGGCGGGCGGCGAGGTCGGATTCGCCCGTACGGCTGACGCGGCTGCGTGCCGCGCGGCGGAGAGACGACCCCGGAGGTATGCGGCGATCACGCCTTCGGGGTGGCGCGGCCCCGGCTTGCCTGCACCCCCTGGCGGGCGGCCGGGGCCGCTGCGTCAGCCGGTGGCGGCGCCGCGCTCGGGCACTTCGAGGACGCGGCGCAGGTCCGAGGTGACGACGCGGTAGGCGCGCCCGGCGGGGATCACCTTGCAGGGGAACTGCTTCTGGCGGACGAGCTGGTAGGCGAGGGTGCGGCCGATGCCCAGGAAGCGGCCGGCCGTCTCGACGTCGACCGTCGGGGGCAGGTCGAGCAGGTCGGCGAGCCGAAGGGCCTGGACGTCGGTGGCGGTGGGTGTCGGCATGTCCTCTCCCTGACTTGCTACGCGCTATTACGCGCACTGTGCGAACTGCTGCGCACGGTACGGCATTGCTTGTCACGGCACAACATGACGATTACGGTCGGCATCCTGACGAGGCGTAACGGCAGGTCAGGTTGCGTAGTTCGTTCGTAGGACGCGTACGGCCCGGTCGGCGGCGGCTGCCCGGGCAAGGGAGGGCTGCATGGCGGGGGCACGGAGAGCCGGGGGAATCACACGCAGGTGCGAGTGCCGGGGACAGGACGGGCGCAGGCTCGGGCAGAAGTGCCCGCAGCTCACGAAGCGGAACCACGGCACGTACCAGCTGAGGCAGGAGCTGCCGCCCACCGCGGCCGGGACGCGGCGCACCTTCCGCCGGACCGGCTACGACGGCGTGCGGGAGGCGCAGGGCGACCTCGACAGGATCCGCGCGATCCTCGACCTGGCCGGCGACGACGAGCACTACGCGCAGCAGATCGGGGATCTGCTGGCGGCCGTGCAGCGCGACCGCGCGGACATCCCCGACGCGGCCGAGGTGAAGCGGCGCCTGGCCGGCGGTGTGGCCCTGGACAGCGGCATGACGGTTGGGGAGTGGCTGGATGCGTGGCTGGACTCGCGGAAGACGAAGCGGCGCACGACGAGCGGCTACGAGTCGCACATCCGGGTGCACCTGCGGCCGGGCCTGGGCCACTACAAGCTGGACCGGCTGAACGTGGGGCATGTGCAGGCGTTCTTCGACAGCATCGATGAGCGCAACGAGGTGATCCGCGCTGAGAACGCACGGCGTCGCGAGCAGGAGGCGCGGTGCCGGTGGCGGCCGGGCACGAAGGGCGGCCGCCCGTCCCCGGAGGTGTCGGAGCGCCTGGCCGTGGAGCGGGAGAAGCTCGCGGCGATGTCGCCGTACCGGCACATCACGGGGCCGGCGACGCAGCAGCGGATCCGGGCGACGCTGCGGGCCGCGCTGAACGGGGCGATCCGGAAGCAGTTGATCACGTTCAACGCGGCGCAGTGGGTGGAGCTCGCGTCGGGGAAGCGGCCGAAGGCCCGGCTGTGGACCGACCGGGCCGTCGAGCACTGGCGGCGTACGGGTGAGAAGCCGTCGCCGGTCATGGTGTGGACGCCAGCACAGCTCGGTGAGTTTCTCGACGAGGCGGAGTCGTCGCGGCTGTACAGCTTCTTCCAGCTCATCGCGTTCCGTGGCCTGCGCCGCGGTGAGGGCGTCGGGCTGTCGTGGGCGAACGTCGACCTCGAGGCGGGGCAGATCACCCCGGCGCGGAACCTCGTCGTGGACCGGTGGGAGGTCTTCGAGGACGACCCGAAGACGGAGGAGTCGGCGTCGGCGATCGGGCTCGACTCGCAGAACGTGGCCGCCCTGCGGGACCGGAAGCGGCAGCAGCACGCCGAGCGGGTCGCGTGGAACCGGTACGCGGCCGAGCAGCGGGCGGCCGGCAAGGACGTCGCGGACTGGGTGGACACCGACAAGGTGTGGACCGAGCCCGACGGGTCGTGGCTGCACCCGGAGAAGGTGTCGGAGGAGTTCCGGCGCATCCGGGACCGGGCGGGCCTGCCGCCGGTCAGTCTGCGGGACCTGCGGCACCTGGCGGCGACGCTGGTGTACGCGGCGAGCGGGGACGTGCACGCGGTGAAGGCGGTGCTGCGGCACGCCTCGGTGCAGCTGACGTCGGAGACGTACACGGAGGTCCTGGAGGAAGTGGACCGGGAGATCGCGGAGAAGGCGGCGGCGCTGGTGCCCAGGGCAAGGCGGCCCGTCGACGAGGTCGCCGCGCGGGCGTAG